TCTAACAATAACTGTTCTCTGATTATTTGACGTAGTCTATTCATATTATATAAATACCTATAAAATAAAAAAAGGGGACTAATAATAGTCCCCTTTTAGATATCATTAAGATATTGATTATCTTAACTCGTTTAAGTCAAATGTTCTAACTCCATCAACTTGGATACGTCCGTAGAAACGGTTGTTAACCATTTTCTTAGCGTAACGTGTCATAATACCTTTGATAGGTGTAAAGTTGAATGGATTGTACATTGTAGGAGTTAATTGTAGAGGTACGTATGGAGCGTAGATGTAACCAGTGTCTAACAATGACGTTCCTTTGTGTCCCATTAACACAGTGTTTGGTGGGAAGTAAGGGTCACGGTAAACTTGGTATCTACCTGCTAATGTACCAACTCTTTCAATACCCATATTGTATTGGTCTTGCTCAGGAGCCGCGTTAGATACGTGGAAGTATTCTAAATCGTCAAAGATTGCACTGATTTCAGAAGAAACAACAATCCAGTTAGCACCACCTCTTAAAGTAGATTTGTGGATTTGAGCTGAGATTTGGTTGATTGCCGTAATCAATGTTTGGTTCCAATCTTTCTGAGTGTAAGCGTTAGTTTGAGGAACTCTCTTCCATCCGTTGTAATCCCAACGTAATGTCCAAGCCGCACCTTTACGTAAGTCACGTAAAATTTCACGGTCGATTTCTGCTGCAACTTGTTCAGATAATAAAGCCGTTAATTCAGCTTCAGCATCGATGTTGTGGAAAGCCGCAACGTCTTGAGCTAACTCAGGAGACCATTGTGCTCTTAATTTTCTTTCAGTTACAGAAACAGTTACTGATTCTAAGTCGAAAGAAACCTCACCAATTTTATCTTCAAATTCAAGTTCTTCATATCTTCTGTATACACCGATGAAAGAGTCACCTGAAGCTGCAGTTTCAATAGTAGTACCTGTGTAACCGTCAAGAGAATCTTGACCACAAGTAGCACATACTGGACACTGTAAATCAACTTCTAAGTAGATACAACCTGTAGCGTCACAGATGTCATAGAATGAACCACCGTTACCTGCTGGGTTACTACCACTTGTTCTTGGGAAGTTAGTTTTAGTGTTTTCACCGTATTGAACGATACCTTTACCATATTGTTGAGTAACAACTCTGAAAGATAAAGAAGTAGCATCTTCTACAGTACAAGTACTAGCAGTACTTACTTCTAAACCTGGACCTGCGATAATGTGTAAGTCAGATAAGAATGCTTCGTTATCCATTTCGTTACCATCAGGACCGATTAATTTACCAGCACCTGCGTTAGCGAAACCACATAATTTCATAATTACTTTTCTAACGTTTTTACCATCGTATTCGTCAACTGCGTTTACTAAGTTACCGTCAGACCAAACTTGTAATGTTGTGTTAGCAGTGATAACTTCAAATCTACCTTTTGAGTAGTCGAATAAACCTGCTGGATTTAATGTAGGTTCAGAACCTTCATAGAATAAATCGTAAAGGTTTTTAGCATATGCACCTGTACCTTGATAACCTGCGTCAGGATTTCCAGGATAGTTTCCAGGAGAACCGATTGGAGCGTAGTGGTCACCAGATGTAGTAGTACCTGTGTTATAACCTTGGATTTTAGGTACGAAGTAGAACAATTTACCGATTGGTAAGTTCATAGCTTGTACTGATACGATGTCATTCGCTAATAATTTAGAGAATACTCTTCTAACGATAGGGAATACAACTGTTTCGAATGAACCAGATGAATCTGTCGCAGAAGCTTCGTTGATTAAGAAAGACGCTTGGTTCTCATATAATTGAGCTACGTTTTCTTTTAAATGACCTTTAAGACCCTCTAAGAATCCTAATTTGTCCCATTTGTTGATTGTGTCTTCTTTAATAACTTTAAGGTGTTTTAAACCAATGTTACCAACAAGACCGCTTTCTAATAATGCACCCATTTTAGTATTTGTTTTTAAATTTTATTTTTATTTTATGATGTTCATTTTTGACATCAAGTCCTTCATTCTTAAGAATTGAGGATTTTCGTAAGTTTTAGACTCAATCAAGTTAGCTGCTGAACCTGAAGATGGAGTTCTTTCCATTTTTTCTTGTAAAGATTCTTTTACAACTGTTGCACTTCCTTGAGTAGATAACTCGTCTTTTATTGTTTTATAAAGAGATTTAGACTCTTTTAAAGATTCAACGGAATCAAATCTTCTTAAAATGTTGATTTTCTCATTTTTAGTTGTTGAATGTTCTGTGAATAATCTTGTAGCGTATGCTAAGTTTGAATTAAACACTGCAACTTCATTTAACTTACTTCTGAAAATATTTAAAGCTTTTCTATACTCTTCGTTTCTTTCTCTTAGTGTAGTAAGTTCTTTCTCAACGTTTTCAACTTTTAAGTGACGTGGTGCAGCTTTTGGTTTATCTAAACCATTTCTACCCCATCTTTTTCCATTACCTAATGTTCTTGATGCTTCTGAAGTTTCACCGTCTTGTTTAACAGTTTTTTTCATATCCATCTTTTTACCTTCTTTGTATTCGAATTTAGCTTTACCCATTCCAACACCTTTTGGTTTTACAGTCATAGAACCTTCTTTGGTTTCCATTTTCTTACCTTCTTTGTATTCGAATTTAGGTTTACCCATTCCCATACCTTTTGGTTTGAATCCTTCTTTTGTTTCTGATTTTTCAACATCAGCGTTTTCGTTCCAGCCCTCAGTGAATTCGAACTCTTCTTCTTCAGATTCTTCAAGGTCAAAGTTTCCTAAGTCTTCTAGGTCGTCAAGATTGATTTCATAATCGTCATCATCTTCATCATCCATAGAAATTTCTTCGAAATCTTCCATCTCGTCATCCATTTCAATTTCAAACATAATCTCAGAATCATCATCAGATTCTTCAATTTCTAAATCAATATCATCAACCTCTTCTTCTTCTTCACCTAAAGAAATTTTATATTCAACGTCTTCGTTAGTGTCTTCTAAGTCAATCATATCACCGTCTTTTTTAACGATAATACCATCTTCTTCACCCATTGCTTTGAATACTTTTAAAATTTCCTCGTCAGAAGCCATTGTTAAATCAATTGGTTCTTCGTCATCCATATCCATAGATGTGAAATCGAACTCGTCATCAGAAGACATATCGTCCATATCGTCAGTATCTTCGATACCTTCAATATCTTCTAAATCATCTTCCATTTCGTCGTCCATTTCGTTATCATCTGAATCCTCGTCTCCCATATCTTCAATGTCGGTATCTAATTGTTCGTCAACCTCCATTGTAGTGTTGTCAAGGTCAGAATCGTCTTCAGTCTTTAAAGACTCTTTTACTAATTCGCTGATTTCTTGCTTCATAGTTGAAGCTAGTATTCCTTTTGCATTTTCAGCAACTACATTTTCCAAACTTTTCATTTGGATTAGTGCCTCTTCTACAAGATTTTGTTTTTCTGCCATTTTTGATTTTATTTGTATATAAATATTTCCAAATATCAAAAAAGATTAACTTAACGATATTGTTAAATTAAATTTTTTAAATTATTGGGTTTATTTTTTTATTTTTTTATAAAGTAACGTCAGATTTAAGTGTACAATACAACAAATATAAATATCTCCATAAACGAAAAAAGGAGGACTATTGTCCTCCTTTTAAATAATTTATTAATTGATTAGTCTTCAATAACCTCATCAATTTTACTTTCAGATACTGAAGTAATTCTCCAATCTTGGCTAAATGATTCGTATCTCTTGGTAACTTTTGCCTCAACATCTGTTACTGAAAAACCTTTAACCAATTTCTCTTCTCTGATTTTTTTGATTTTCCCTGTATTCTCATCAGGTAAATCGTACTGAATTTTTGCTACAAAATATTTTTCGTCCATAATAATTATTTTCCTAAATAATCGGATAATTTTTTCATTAAGTCAAGTGATTTGTTTCCTGAATTAACATTCATCCCTGTTGCTCTTGCCATTTGCATCTTTTTTTCCTCATCTAAATTCTCTTCATAGTTTGTTCTATCTTCAGGATTTAGAAATAAATAAGCTCCTGGTGTTGATGGGGATGAAACTAAATCAAAACAAATTAATTCAAAATCATCCTGTACTTCGTTTTGTTCACCTTTTTTTGCTAAGGAACCAACTCCTCTTGATGATATACCAAGAGTAACTCCTTGTCTTAGGTAATTTGCTGCCATATCCCCTTTACAAGATATAACACCTCTTTCGTGAAATCCTGGCGATGACTCTACCATTTCTATTCGGAGTGTTGTATTTTTGTAAAACCGCATAGAATTCAAACGGTTTTGAATAATCTAAAAAGTTTTTAGATTCTTTAATTATTTCCGAATTGTATTTGTCGTTTGGTGACACATATCCCGCATCCCATTCAATCAGTATTCCTTTACCTGTTTCGTTTGGTCCTAATATTTTCATTTTTTCTTTTCTAAATAAATATACCGTAATATGGATATAATATTTAAACCTTGTAAGTTTGTTTTTTAGTTAGTGTGAAATTAAACTCTTCATTTTTAATAAAATTACTTTTAATGATTTCATCAGATATTGATTTAATACTGTTTTTTAGTTCTAATGATTTGAAATCGTTATCGAGTTCTTTTAGGTATAGATAACATTCTAAATTTAAAAACGATTTTTTATTTAGTTGGATTCCGCTTGACCTCAGGTCCAAATCAACAATAAATTTGTCTTCAAAAATATTCGTATTTATTGACTCAAGGACCGAATGTTTTATTGACCTTGATAGGTTATTGACAACCCTGTTAGGAGATTCAATTTCAATTTTAGGCTCTGCCCAAGTTTGAATGTTTATGTAAATTGATTTTAAGTTTTTTGAATCTACTGTACCATAATTAACTTTGTAATTTCGGTACCCCGAAAGTTTTGCACTTTTCCCTTTTTTCATTTTTTCTTAAAGAGTAAAGTTATTAAGACCAAACAAAATGAGATTTTAAGGGAGAGAAAAGAGTTTGTTAAAAAATCAGTTCAAAAAAGGACTATTAAGAAAAATGCTATTTTTAAACAAAAAATTAAAGACTCTCATTAAGATTCTTCAACTTTAATAATGACACTGAATCAATAGTGTCATTTTTTATTTTTAAAATAGTCTCATCAATTTTAACTTTAGTTTCACTATCTGAATTTTTAGATAATTTTTCTAATTTTTCAATGACTAATTCACTTAACACTTCGTATCTATTAGACACTTCTCCTTCAGATAATGTAGAATATTTTTTAATCTGTTCTAAGTCAGATTCATTTAGACTTTCTAAATAATTTTTAATTGTTGAATTAGCAACCTCAACCATTTTTTCTAAAGGAATATTGATACTTTCAGATTGTATTTCTTTTTTAGAAATAAGAGTATTAATAATACTTTGTCTACTTGTAACAATGTTCTCAATTACAAAAGTATTTTTATTCATTACACTATCAATATCTTTGTACTGATTTTCAGATGTAACATCTTTAGTCCAATCAATCAACTTAGAAAGTAATTTTTCAGTAATATTTAATCTTTGGTATATGTCAACACATTCCGATAAAAAGTCGTCGGCAAAATCTTTAGAAAAACCTTTCTCTTTAGATAATTCCTCATAAAGATGATAAG